GGGAGTTGAACCCAGACTAACCCGTTATAAGCAGGTCGCTCTAACCATTAAGCTACACCCCCATGGGGTTCATATACTTAACAGTTTTTTCTTCAACGCCTGGCGACGTGCTTTTGCTTGGCGCACTGCCTGGGGTTTCAGACTACGCTTCTGCTGTTTTTTGCTGTGATGCTGCCAGTTGGGAAGCGTAGTCATGGTCTCGTCTCGATTACCTAGTAATTATAGCACCTACTATGTAGGACGGGAAGGGGGTTGGGACAGTTTTACAACTGTCTGACTCTTGATGAATGCTTTGAGTTCTGGCGTCTCATCCCACTCCCAGATCTCCTCGTGACCCTTGCTATCGATGCGCTTAAAACTTTTCTTTGTCATTTGCCAATTCCTCAAATTTATCTAAAATAGTATCGAAAGATCCGATTTGTTCAATCTCATTGATCATTCTAGCGATCTGAGTACAAACAATCGGTCGTTCTTGCCTTGCGGCATATGCTAAAGCATTACGAAGAGAAGCAGAAGCTTCCTTCAAGCTCTCTTCTACAGAGTTTGATAGAGCCATTACTCACCTGAACCTTGGACAGAGTTATCCTACTCGGTTTCTGAGGATCTGTCAATCCCTCTGTCGCCAGTCCTCAGGTTTGTCCTGACTGAACCAATCTACAATGTCATCAGCACTCTCGAACCTAGTCTTATGGTTGCTTGGATCGGGGTCTCCAAGGTCCAGAGCGTTCATGAAGTCATCCATACCACCCTCTTCCATATCAGGGTTGCTAGAGCGTCTTCTCGCCTGCCTCAGCATCGTTGCAGCGGTCCTATTGTGCTTTGCCAACTTCTCCGCCCAAATCATGTCTTCAAGTTTAACTTCCTCATGTTTTGTAATTCGCTCACAAATAAATTCCAAACGCAGACGGTAGTTTGTCGACAGCATAAAGTCTCACCACAACTGCTATATTTAGTTCAAGTATATCAATGCACCTTTAATCGTAACGTTTCCAGTACCAGTAATATTGACTTCTGCTGTGGCAGTCATGTCGATATTTGCTCCAGCAGTAACGTTAAATCCTTCAGTGGCATTTACAGAAACAGAAATACCATCAATATTAACATTTGTTGCTGGGCTAGACATTTGACTATCACCAGCAGCAGTTTGAACTCTATACGAAGATTCCCTTCCACCATCAACCAACGAGTCACCACCAAATGATTTCCCTGCTACATCTGTGTGATAAACACCACCAACTTCGACGCTAAGATCACCTAATATTTTGTGATTTATGCTTCCAGGACTGATAAAATTAGTTGATGCTCTAGGATCATATTGAGTTGTTGTTTGTTCTGCTACTTCAGTGCTCTGTTGTCCGCTAACTACTTTCTTTTCATTCGTTGATGTTTGCGTTATAGTTCCACCAACAATATCAATTGGTCCTTTTCCACTTTGCCCCGCTTGAATTTTTACGCCACCATGTCCGATAAGACTCAATTCTTCATCAGCAATTAAAGTGATTTTTTGTGCTCGAATGGTATATTCAGATCCTCTTGCTTCATGAATAACGTTTCCATATGCAAGAACATTCCATGCTTCTTTATTTTCCCCACCAGCATTATATTGAATAATTGATGGTTCTTGATGCAGTTGCTGCTGTCCGTTTGTTTTGATTAATAACTTACCGCTTCCTGCACCTCTATTTGGATCATGCTGACCAGTGATAATTCTAACTGTTCCGAGAGAATCTAAAGCAAGTGCGCTATCAGATGGACCATCTATTCTTAATGTTTTTTGTCCATTTTCTCCTGGCAGAGTCCTAGTGTAAATATGTGCTCCATCAATTTTGAAAACGGAATTGAAATCAATACAATCCTTTAAAGATTGAGACTCATCGGGAGTTTTTGGTGAAGCAATCTTCTCTGGCTTCTTTTCTGGAGCCTTAACATTATATGCTGCCGTACTATTCAAATAATCCGCAGTTGTGTTAAAAGAACTATTCTTTGCCATTTAAACCTCTTTACGGACAATCAATATACTTACCAGTACCAATCTTAGTAGCACCAAGATCAACCAATCCACTTTCTGGCAGACATGCCAAAGAAGGTATTAATTTTGCACCATAACCGCCACCACCAATAATAATCACTTCTGGAATCTCATCAAACGTTGCTTGTCTATTTAATACTCTTGCACCTATGACGTAACCCTTCTCGTTAATTATGGCTTCAGCAATATTTGGGTCATTATTAATATAAATTTTTGGCGCACTTGTATAACCAGCACCTGGACGAATTAAAGTAAATGTATCAATTATACATCTTCTTCCATTGTCTGCTGGAAGGTTCTTTTTATATCCATATCCACCAGATGTAACTCTCAATTCGCTGACAAATCCATCATTATCTAAAAGAGCAATTGCCGAAGCACCAATTCCTTCCCCACCAATAAACACAAAAGGAGGTTCTATATATGGTCCCCCAGGATTTTCCACGGGAATTTCTATAATCTTACCACTATCATCGGTAATAATCTCATCTGGATTTACAGTAGGTGGTGCAAATGGGGTGAATACAGGTGGTTCACCAGTACTTCCTTCAAATATATCATCATTCGGATCCAAAGTGGAACTAATTAAAACATCAGCAAAGGCAGACGTTGATGAAACATTGAATCTCAATACCTCATCAGTATCTGAAGTATAATCATCCTCGATTCCGATTGTTACTGTAGCTTTATTGTTATTGATAACGAACGTTGATGATGTTTTCTTACCGACAATATCAGATGGATTAAAGTTTGGTGATAAAATATATCCCTCTACAGTTCCATTATCTACATTCTTGGTTTTAATTGTATAAACAATAAAATCTCCAGCTTCAGCAATTGTTCTATCTGCTGTAACTGAATATTGTGGTATTTGTGATTTTCCAGCAGCTGATGGACTCTCATTGAATTCTGTCGTTCCCTCTTCGCCAAACACTTCTTCGATTTCAGCAGTAAGTGCGTCATCAATTATCTTTGGAGTATAAGTAAATTCTTTATATGGATTGTACTTATCCACAGAATTTTTAACGTAAGGAGTAATTGTACATATTGCTCCCTTTGTCTCAAATGTCGTTTTAATTCCGCTATCCAACTTAGGACTGTTCAATCCTATTTTTACATAAAAGTTTTCGTCAGATTCATCATCATTACCATCATTGATTGTTTTAACCGCATAGATCTTTTCAGTTTCATTTGGGGCAAATCCAACAATGTCATCAACTTTAATGAAATCAATGTCCGATTGTGCTGTTCCACTAATAGTTTTAAACGTTATAGATGATGCAACATCAACATACCCAGATCTCTTAATTGTGAATATAGCAGGAGATCCTTCTACAACAGTAACATCACTAATCGAGTAATTAATTACATTGAAGAAACTATTGTTGGTAAAGTTGCCCTGTCCTGGTTTTGTTTTGTTAGTATCAATTGTACCTCCCCTGAATCCAACAGTGGTTGTTTCCAGTGGTTTTCCGTCGTATGCTTCCTCACAAGTGTATTGATTATAATCCGCACTTGTATCTGGAAACAATTCATTATCAATCATATCCAAGATGTCATCAAGAAAATCTCCTTTCTTTTCTTTTTGAGCTCCATTTGTACATTCCGAGTCGTCTTTGCTGCATTTTGCTTCTGGACCACTGCATGTGATTCCTAAAAATTCCATCACTTTAGCAATCGCTCCGCCAACCAAATTTAATGCTTGTGCTACTGGTCCCAATATTGCTTCAAGTGGTCCAAGTATTGAATCAATAATACTTTCCATGAGCTGTGTCAATCTGGAAAGAATGCCATTAACAAGTCCGTCAATTAAACATGCAACACTTCTATATGCATCTTCAAGTAATCCCATCAAAAGATCAGTAACCCATTGAACCAATCTTTCTGTTATATCTGCCATCTGGCATCCAAGATCTTTCAGCACCTTGTTAAACCATTCAACAACGGTTGTTAAAGAATCTCCAAGTTTTGTCGCTTTAAGTAAAGCTTTTATTAGTTTATCTACACCCTCCTGCAACTTTTCTATAATAAATCCCTTTACCTTGGCAACAAAATGTTTAACGACGAATATAAACTTATTGACATATCTTCTTGCCACATATACACCATCATATATTGCTCCCGTAGATTCACTTACCAAGTAAGTTCCAATGTTTCCATTATTTCTCTGAACCTCCGCTAAAAATTCTCCAATAATTCGAGTTGTTGTGGTCTTCATATCTTCGGGACCACATTTTTTTGCTACTTCCTGACACCAATCTTCAGATGCTTGTCCATCTTTTGCCAGGGGAGAAATTTGTGCGGATGGCACTGGTGGATCATGGGGTTGAATACATCCCCATGCCAACTCCGTTATATTTTGTACGGACTCAGATCCCTCCGCACTCGTAGAAAACGCTGCGAACGTTCCTCCACCATTGCCGAATATTTTTTTATTATCAGTATTAAGACCAAGATCAATATCTGTTCTAAAGTTAGAATTGAACTTAGCCGCTAATTCTGGATCAAATATATCTTTTCCAGTCTGTATTCCAGATTCTGTTGCTGGTTGTGGTTCTCTTTTTGGTGCTTGCTTGTCAGTTTGTGATGATGACTCACTTTTCTTATTTGCTGGTGGCGGAAAACCATCCTTAGCAATATTGATATCTGGATCAATAAATGTTGTAAATGAATTGCATTTTCCTGGATCATATTCAGTAATCACCTTTGTTGCACCTGGGGTCATTCCAATTGACCCCATAATGATTGGTTTTTGTTTTTCTGGATCTAGATAAAAACCAATAACCCAAGATCCTTCTTTCAGTTGAGAATGCGCTCCAGTAGTGTTACCGACATTAAATGGTACGGTAACAGGCATCATTACACTAGCCCATGGCAAGTCATCAGTAGGAACTACCTCACAATCTTTGAGGTGTTCTCCTACAATACGAACCTTGTAACGATTTGCCCCCTTTACACCCTCTTCTCCTCTAGAGGTTTTTTCTACCTGACCGATCCACCAGTTGAATCCGTCTCTTCCAATACGATATTGGGGGATTAAATTGGAAAACGCATTATCCATGTCAATTAATCGTCATATACTCTGCACTCAAGTGCATCTGGATGTGTGTCACAATACAACTCTAGTGGGGTAGGATCATGAGAGTCTTCTGGGTGACGCTCTGCATATGCTGTTAGTTCTTCTAGTTCGCCTTCGATGTGGCGACGGCGTTGAGCAGAAATAGTCGGATTGGACAGTTCTTCCTTATCTGCTTCAATATGTGCTTCAATATTTTCCATAAAAATTACCTCCATATACGTTATTTATTCTACTACGTCAAGGATTGTCTCGCAACGATCCTTCATCTTTCATTCCAAAAGTATCTCTCATGATATTTACAGTTGTAGTAACAACGCCATTAGCACCTTCCGTCATAGCATATCTATGTACTACTTCTTGAACCAAGTATATTCCACTGGTTTCTGTATCCCATGGTTGTTTTTCCGTTTCTTTATCCGACAATTTTGATCTTATTCTAATATCAACTCTATCTCCAGCACACATAGATGGATTACCAGGGATAATAATAGTTCCAGTTTGATTCTGCATCATGCTATAGCGCGTCAATGATTGAGTAGCATAATATTTCTGCCAATCAGAGAATTTAGAAGGATCACTCGATCCATCTGCATCATCTGGTGAAGCAATACCAGTCTTATTATAGTGACTTTCATGATCAAGATAGATACTCATCACTCTTGTAGGATAGTCCGATAATTGTTGTAGGGTGACTGGCAAATCTTCCATCTTTTCTTGACCACCAAGATGCTTCATCTTGTCATATGACTCTTTTAGGCTATAAGTATATTCTTCATATTGACCTGTTGAGTGATTGAAGAATACTACAACAGAAGCAAATTTTCCCTTTCTTAGAGACTTCATCAAGTCCAATTCCGACGAAAAGGTAACTTGCTCTATGCGATTTCTAGCATCATCAGAATCACTTAGGTTTGCTACCTGCTCTTCATAGGGTCCCCATGTCTTGACCTTATCATTTTCAACATCACACAGATAATCTACAGAGAAGAAGTTATATCCTCTATTTGACTCCCAGAAAAAGAATCCAGCAGTTCCTTCTACCTTTTCAGTGCTTTTTGCCATAGTATTTCTAGATGTTCCGACACTACCAGAGGGTCCTCTCACAGTTTTGGGTGCAAGTTTTGCTGCAATATCAAAAGGTCTATTTCTACTTGTGGTAATTTTATGTTCGAATAGACTTGCTTCCTTTTCAAATGCTTTTTCTGTTTTAAGAACCTGTTCCAGAATAGATTTTTGAATAATATCTTCGCTCTTTCCAGATAATGTTACGGAGATAGTAGATGCTTCATTAACAAGTCCCTCCTCAGAAATTAATCCTAAGGTATAAACCTGAGTCTTATTCAACGATGCTCTATTACCAATTTTCCATACACGGAAAATATACACAATTGGTTCTTCGGAATAAGAATGCTGGATGATAAGTTCAATTTTTTCTGTGCCTTGAAGTGGTGGTCTCTTTTGCTCTTTACTACCAGATAACAAACCAGCACTATCAGAGAGAACCAACGTTGCAGCAACTGTTGGAGATGTGATACTTTCAAAATACTTGAATGAATATATTAACGTAGAAATATCATATGGTTTATCAGAACCAGCAAAATACAAATTTGCTTTCTTTAGGATAAAATCCTTTGGTGATTGCAATTCGGACATATCAAGCTCCCAAAGTCATTAGTTGTTGATTTGCTACAAATGCCAGCAATCCAGAATCTGACATAGTAGATCCTGGTTGTTGAGCAGTTGTATCTCCTCCTCCACCGCCACCATCACCAGAGGATACGCTAGTTGTTGGAGCATTTACAATAACTGGTCCTGGTGCATTTGAGGCGATTGTTGTTTGCGCTGATGTTTGCAATAACTGATCTGATTTTGTTCCAGAAGATGCTGGTGCCGACATGCTTGGAGCAGACTTCATATCAAGACCTTGCACTCCCCCAGCGAATGCATAGAATGCTTCTGCATCTGCTGCGGTTGGTGCATCTGGATCAACAGTTTCTCCACCACCACCACCCCCGCCGCTGCCAGGACCTTGTGCCAGCATTGTTGGATTGGATCCAGTTCCGTTCAAGAAAGCAATTGGATCCATTGAGTTTTCAAATCCACCTTGGGGTTTCTTTCTAATCTCATAGTGAATAACACCAGTTCCGCTTTCCCCCTGAACTACAGGTTGTCCTGGTTGAACTACCTGTCCTGGTTTAACTAGAACTTTTTGTGCTTCTGCTATTCTTTCATATACACCCATCTCTTTATTATAGATATCAATCGCCCATCCATCTGCTCCATATCTAAATGGAGTTCCATCCACAACTCCACCAATTCTACTGTAGAATTGCTGATTACCACTAATATCAAAATCTACACCAGCATGTTTTCTGGATCCACCATCTCTGCTAGCACCATATCTCTGTACTCCACCACCAAGAGTATCTGTTGGTGGTAATGGGGGAAGTGATGCCTGACTAATGCCACTTCTCTGCATTGCAGGTTGAGCTGCTCCAGATGTTGCTCCACTACCATATGGTGAAGCACCGCTTGAAGGTGTATAACTTACTTGCTGGAATCCTCCACCAGTTGCTCCACCTCCAGATCTCTGGAATACTGGTGACATTTGAGTTCCACCAGATGGACCTGATTGCTGTGGTCCTGGCGCAACACCACTACCAGCAGAAGGTCCCATTGCTACTGCTCCAGATTGCAGATTCATTTTGGCAATCATAGCATCATATACTGCTGGTGTATATTTTGCCCTCACATAATCTGCTGGTCTCTCCCATTTATTCATCCAATCATAAGCTGCTTGACCTGCGCTTGGATATGATTGGTTTAGGTAACTAGGACCGTAATCTTCTTGTAGAGCATAATCGATTTGACCCTTCCAGTTTGTTTGCCAATTTGGAACTCTTGCTGTCATATTTTGTGCTCTGCCAGCATTCCATTGGAATAATCCAATAGATCCTCCATTTGGATCACTGGGATTATGTGCTCCAATCTTAAATCCAGACTCTCTGCTAACATTAGCAACAATACCTCTTGCATGTACGTCAGAGACGCCCTTTTGCTTCAGATAACTATAAACTTCATTTGCCGTTGTTCTACCAGCCCCACCACCTACAGATGGAGGAGAATCGGAAGTAATTCCACCAGATCCTGGCACCGATCCATTTGATCCACTTCCATCAGAAGACCCACTTTGATTGTTCCCGCCACCAAATATCTTTTTCAATCCTTTCATAGTATGTTCTGCAAGGTCGGAAGTCATATTTCCAAAAGTTCTTCTCTTACTTCCACCTTTTAGTCCAAAAGGATCGCCAATTCCGCGATCTTCCATTGCATCAGCAATAGCATCAGCAAGTCCCTGATATTCTTTTGGTTTTCCTCCAAATAGATCTTTAAAATTGTCAAAACTATCCTTAATTTGATTGACTGGTTGAATAGTCATTACCTCTGGATTTCCAGGCTCATTGAAGACTCCAGGCATTCCACCGACGTTGAATGGCATGTTTTCCATGCCAGGAACGATAGTACCACCTTCCCTAAATGGTACTGGTTCTGGTGCTGCTGATGGTCCGTTTGCTCCAGTTATAGCATCTGCTGCTCCACCAGCTAAGGCAGATCCACCCATACTACCAAGAATACCACCAATAACTCCACCGATTGCAGTTCCCAATCCAGGAACAATGGAGCCAATAGCAGCGCCTGCTGCAGCACCTGCTGAAGCGCCCGCTATACCACCACCAGTAGATGCCGCAGTTCCTAATCCAGCTTGTACGACATTTTGACCTGCTGCCATCCTGTCTTGGAATTCCATTCCAGCAAATAGAGCCTGAGCTGGTCCTGCCGCTCGACCCAACATTTTTGCTCCACCTTTCAGTGCTCCACCACTAGTAGATTTCGCCAATGCGCCACCAACATCATCAGCAGCGCCAAGTCCAGATGGATTGCGAAGAACTCTACCAGTTCCTCTGCCAGTGGATTGCTGGAATTCCGCTAATCTTTGTTGTTTTGTGAGTGGAACAATGTTATTTGATGCACTAGGAGCTCCAGGAAGTGCTAGAGGTTTTGGTGCTGCGGGTGGTAATAATGCAGCGGGATTTGCACCAGACAAGGGAGACATTGCTGGTGGTAATAATCTTGGTGATGATCCTGGCAATGCTCTTGGACCACCAGGAAGAGCTCTTCTTCCGATTTCACTGACTCGAACTCTTTCAATTGGATCTTGTCTTACTAATTTTCCGTCTTTGCCTTCTTTTAACCTTTTTCTATCTTCGCCTTTTAATCTCTTTCTTACCTTCTCAATCTCATCTTCACTGTCATTACTTCTAACCAAAACATCAGCATAAGCACCTCCGCTAATTCTCAGAAAAGCTGCAGTATCCTCTATAACCGTAAATCTTAGAACTTTATCTCTATCGGCAATATAATCTTCCGAAATTGCAATTTCTACCTCAGCTTCGAGGGTGCTTGCTGATCCACTTTTTCCGCCAGGTTTAAAGTAAAGAAGTCCATTGGTCTTACCACCAACAATGTCTTCTGGACCAAAGTTTGGTGATAGTTTCCATGGTCTAACAGTCCTATCAAATCCCCAAGAAGCACCTTTCTTACTTGCCGTAACAGTAAATTTAATTACATCACCAGCCTTGGCGATTTTCTTGCTCGCCTTTACGGTAAAAGTCCTCTTTTGAGGATCTAAATTTACTTGACTAATTCCGTAAGCGTAAGATGCCATTACTTGCTCTCTTGGGTCTTTTTGAGTTCTTCAAGATATTGCTGGAGTAATGCCGTATAAACATCGCGTTCCCACGGCATTAAGTTCTCAATTTCCGTCAAACTATATTTATGGTACTGCATCAGAGCAAAGTTAGTTTTATAGTACCCTTCCAAATTCATATGGAAGAGACTCATCCGAAAAAACTAGAAAGACCCTCAATAACGTAAGAACTAGTAACTCCAGTTTTTGGATTTTTTACATCAAACTCATATGAAAGTCTAGGCATAGTTTCGAAGAACTTGTAAATGTTCTGGAACTGCTCTTTTGTCAATCCTTCAACAAAATCCTTAAATTCTTTCTTCGAAGTAGTTGACTTATCATATACATCTTCTTTTTGAAAGATTTGGTCGATTGAATCGGCAATAATATCCAAAACCTCGTCGTCAGTTCCTTTATTCAAAAACTGCATATCAACAAAAGTATCAAATCCTGGATATTTCATGATAATCCCAGTTTCATCATCCACCATGATTTTCTTCTCGTGACCTTCTGGGAATTTTACCTCCACATCACCAAGATCAACCGTAAAAGGAACCTGAGTTTCGTTATCGTCTTTGCATGTGATAATAAACTCAACTTTGCTGCCAACTGAAACGGAGCGAATTTTGAGATAAATGTACTCCAGGTCAAAATTTGACAATTCGGAAATTTTGATGCCTCTAGTAACAATGCAATTTTCAATTAAATCGCTAACTGCTGCTTTAATGCCATCTTCTTCTCCTTCGTCGGAAGCTAGCAAAAGTACCTTTTCTTCCCTTACTGTAAAAGGTCTAATTTTGACAGTTTTGCCACTAGAAGGAATAGTAATAGTGTAATTAGGATAACCAATCTTCGGTAATGCCATGATGTTCTCGTTCAGTAATAATATTTATTGCGACTTTTTGACCGATTTTTTGGCGGAAAAAATTTTCCCACTTTTGTGGAATCGAAAAGTCAATTTTGGATTTTAAAAATCACCAGCTGGTCCAGGAGCAAAGATACTTCCACCACTATTTCTTGGCGCATTTACACCAACATATCTACCATTACTATACAAAGTAGTTACTCTCTTTGCAGATTGTTTTGCAATATCATTCATTACAACATGATGTCTTTCATATTGGAACTGTGCGCTAAATTTAACTAACTGCGTTGATCCATATGATAAAGGAACAGCATCAATCTCAGAAGGCCAAGCATTTTCCATAATGTATGTAATTGGTGCTCTTTCCTGTGTTTTTTCTGGACCCATCTCTGCCTTCGTGATTCTAATCTCACAACGATACTCATCTGGGTATGCTAGACGAGTCGATCTATTCTTTTGAAGTCTAGTCTTAGTGCTTCTCAAACTTTCTGGACTTGTACCAGCAAAAGTGCCAGTGTGATTCTCACCAAAGATAAAATCATTCCATGTTTGAATGAACTTCAGGGGCATTAGATCAGCAGTTAAAGTCCATCCCAATTGAAACGTTGAGTACTGTCTTCCAGTTGCATAATTTACCTGCCCTTCACCAAGATAACGACCAGTAATACTTCCCGTTACAGCACCAACGTTTGGCAATTGTGCTTCATCACAGAGCAACTTAACTACTTCCGCATCATAAAATGGTTTAACAGCTGCTGCAACCTGAGTTGTGAGATTGAACTGAATATCATAGTTATTGCTTGTTGCAAAACCACCATGATCGTTTATCTTTTTTAGGAAGTTGTCTATAGACACACTAAATACCTATGTTGGTCCAACTATATTTATGGCATACTCTGGATTATACAAACCTGTAAATCCTAAAAAGTATCGTGGAAACCCAACTCGTGTTATTTATAGATCGCTATGGGAACGAAAGTTCATGGTGTTCTGTGATAACAACCCCTCGATAATAGAGTGGGGGAGCGAAGAGGTAATCATTCCTTATCGTGCTCCCGATGGTAGAGTGAGACGATACTATCCAGATTTTTACATTAAGGTTCGTGAAAAGACTGGTGCTATCACCAAATATATTATCGAGATTAAACCCAAAAGACAAACTCAACCCCCGAATGAAAAAAACAAACGAACTGCTGCCTACCGTAATGCAGTTTTGACATTCGCAAAGAACCAAGCTAAGTGGTCTGCTGCGCGTGAGTATTGTGAAGACAGGCAGAT